CGACGGTATACCCATCGACCTCACAAAAGTAGCCGCAGGGGCGATATGCTTCTGGCAGATTTGGTCAATCCTCGAAAATGAGAGCTCGTGCAACGGCGCCCGTTGGGCAAAGGTCGCACAGAAAATCCTTGTAGACAAGACCAGTCGACACTTCGATATTGACCTCGGCGACTTAGATACTGATAATCAAAACAATAACACAAAATGAAATATTTCACCATCCAAGAGCTCACGCGCAGCGACACCGCTGCACGGCTACATATCGACAACACGCCCAACAGAGACCAAATACGCTGTCTCGAACTGCTGGTCAACAACATTCTCGACCCCCTGCGCGCCCGATACGGACGGCCTATCTACGTCACAAGTGGCTACCGTTGTCGCCGCCTCAATGACGCCGTAGGCGGTGCATACAACAGCCAACACATGCTCGGCCAAGCCGCCGACATTACCGTAGGGAGCCCCGAAGACAACCGCCAACTCTACAGCCTTATCCGCACAATGCGCCTGCCCTTCGACCAACTCATAGACGAGCATGGGATGAAGTGGATACATGTATCATACGGACCGCGACATCGCCGTCAGGCGTTCGCCATCAAGCGCTGATGATTATGCAACCGAAACATATCCTATTATGCGTGTGCGCGTGTGTCTGTGCGTGCGCGTGCACGCGTACGGTATATCTTCCCACCGAGACCGTGCGCACCGAATATCGCGCTGATACGCGCGTCATACGCGACACCCTGCGCACATCTGATACTGTCACCATCGACCGCGCCGCCGACACCATCCGCATCGACCGCACACACTGGCGCACGCGCACCATCCATGCCACCGACACCGTCATCCGCGCCACCACCGACACCCTGCGCGTCAGCGTCTCCGTACCGCGAGAGCTGACCGCCGCACAGCGCCGTTGGATAGGCCTCGGCAAAATCGCCGCCGCATTACTCGCCGCCGCCGCTGCCGGCGCCGCCGTGTGGTTCTTCCGCCGCATCCGCCGCCGCTGACCGCGCTATGTAGGCACGCAGGGCCGTTACTACATACTCGGTGATAGACGGTACGGTATCCAGCACATCAGATACATCTTGCGGCACGCGGACGGCCACTGTGCGCACGCCTTCCGATGTCTTTTTGCGGCCTGCGCCTGCACGCCGTCCGCCCCATCCGCTTTTCTGTGAAACCGCATTTTTGATTTCCTTTCCCATAATTCAAAATATTTTAGTAACTTTGCGCTACGCTTTACCCCCAAAAAGCCCGAGGCTCCCCATTCGGGGATTTAAGGCCCTGCCACCTCGGTTCTGGCTTAGATTAACGTTATCGCGAAGCGGATAACTCGGAAGCCCTTAATCATGAACTTAATTTCGATCGTGAACATGATTTTGTGTTTTTTTGGGGGTGAAGCCTTTTTTTATCGGCATCGGCAATTTCCGTTGCAGTCACTCCCTGACTGCACTACAAAGGTACGAATAAATCTTGAAACTGCCAAATAAAAATCAAGTTTTTTCGGGTTTTTATCATTTTCCCGATGCCGGAAAAAATGTTCACCGCTTACCGTAAAGCACCCAATCAAGCACTCGCCGATTAGCATCATCCACCTTCGACTGGTCGAAATCGATGTATATATCCGTTACCGTATTGCCGCCGTGCCCCAGCGCGTGCGCAATCGTGTCGCGTGGTATGTCCAGAGACGCCGCAATAGTCGCCCATGAATGCCGCGCCCAGTAAGTCGTCAGCCCCGGTATCATCGACCGCAGCGACACATTGCAACGCTTCAGCCACTCCGCATACCACTTACGAATGTCCAGTATGTTTATAAGATAGGCTTCGCCACGATAACGCTCGATGATAGCCGCAGCCTCCGGCTCCACCTTGATGGAATACAGCCGATGCGTTTTCGCACGGTTATACTCCACGCGTCCTTCCGCTGTCACCTCGCGCAAATGGCATAGGTCAACCATATTGATGCCACACAGCATGAAAGACAGTAGCCATATATCCCTATACTGCGCCTGCCTGCCCTTTAACGGGCGAGCGATCAATTCCCGCAGCAGCTCCACCGATAGCGACCGCTTGCGTGTCACCTCGCGCGGAAGCCGAAATTTGCGAAACGGATAGACATCGGTCAGCCCTTCGTCCATCGCGTAATTGAAAATCGCACGCAAATTACGCAAATGCACACTGCGCGAATTTGGGTTGCACGTCCGCGACAGCCACCCATCGAAACGCTCAAGCCAGCCTCGAGTAATATCGCCAAAACATAAACCATCGAAGTCCGGGTCATACTCCCTTAACTTAGCCAAAGTGTGCGCATACATCTGACGTGTCTTCGGTGCCGTACGACTATCGCCATACTCCATAACCACATCCGCAATACGACCCTGCTGTACTCCTGACGATAACGCACGCCGAAGCGCCTCGGCCGCCGCCGTAGACGTCGCAAAATCCCTGTGCGCGTACACCGACCGCGCCATATCCAGCACATCGCGCAGCTGCGCATTAAGCGCCTCAGCGCCGATAGCACGTGCCGACACCGCCTGAGCATCCGCGCTCCACCACTGTGCAGGTATCGAGACGCCTGTCGCCACGAAGCTCGCGCGACCACCTGCGTATACATATAATTTTACTTGAGACATGCCGGCTCCGCCCTCGCGGCGTCGGTCCAAAAACAGATGATATTTTACCATATTGATAGATTTGACAGATGATTAAAAGTGATATAAAAAGAGACTGCAAAGGCAGTTTTTGCGTGTGCAAAAAATGAGCAAAAAACCGCTTTACGATGCCCCGAAACGTCCCGAAATGTTTTGCACATTTTTTGCGCAACAGTCTTTTTTGGTTATTTTCGGACGTTTTTCGCGCGTCTCTAAGTGATTGTATTTGTCTATCTATCAAGTGTTTTCCCTGTTGTGATCCGGACGCGATTCGAACGCGTGACCGTCTGCTTAGAAGGCAGATGCTCTATCCAGCTGAGCTACCGGACCATCGCTTTAGCGTCTTGCGGCGCTTAGGCGATGCAAAGTTAAGAATTTTTTGGAAGATAGCGCGCCGAGTGGGCATAGTTTTTGCATTGTATTAGGGGAAATGGCTGTTTGATGCCTGTGGCACGAACTTTCCGAGTGTCTACGGCGTTTGATGGTCAGGGGAAAGTGCCGTAGTTCGGTCGCAAGAACGGTTCAAATGATCGAAAGAGGTGCAGAAGCGAGACGCCTGAGTCCAAATAATACAAACAAGCAAAATACACTGATTATGAATGATTTCAATGAATTGATTAATGGTAGTAAGCCGGTGCTTGTGGATTTTTATGCCACATGGTGCGGGCCGTGTCAGATGCAGGCTCCCATTCTTGAGGATGTCAAACAGCGTCTTGGCGACAGCGTTAGTGTCGTCAAAATTGATGTTGACCGCAATAGTGAGGCTGCGGCCATGTACAATGTGCGGTCGATACCGACTCTGATGCTTTTCAAAGATGGCAAACAGCTGTGGCGAGGCACCGGATTGCATCAAGCCGAGGATCTCATCGCCACGGTGCACGAGCATATAGGGTAATGTAGGCATATGGCGTATGCACGCCTCTGCCGTCCTCAAAATACCCGGAACATAATAGGCCCGACGGAATTGCCGCCGGGCCTGCCTGTATTTTGTCTGCGTCTATGGCTTAGGGTAGGGCCAGTATTAGCGCTTGTGCGACGACTACGCGCAGGAACATCGTCAAGGGGTAGACGGTGGAGTAGGCCACGGCGGGTTCGTCGTTACCGGTGGTATTGGTGGCGTATGCCAGTGCGGGTGGGTCGGTGCATCCGCCGCTGAACATACCCATGATGCTGAGATAGTTGATGCCGTATCGTCCGCGAGCAATGGCGCCGACGATTATCAGCGGTATCACGGTGATGACAAATCCCCAGATGACCCACCACATACCTGTATAATTGAACACCGTATCGACAAATCCTTTGCCGGCGGAGATGCCTACTGATGCAAGGAATAGGCAGATGCCAAGTTCGCGCAGCAGCAGCGAGGCTGAAGAAGAGGTGTAGGTGACCAATTTGGCTTTGTAGCCGAAACGGCTGAGCAGTATGGCCACAACGAGCGGTCCTCCTGCAAGCCCGAGTTTCATGCCGTAGCCTATGTCGATGCTTCCGAGAATAATGCCGAGGATTATGCCCACGAATATGGTGATGAGGTTGGGCTGGTTGAGGCGCTTCATCGAGTTGCCCAGTCGGGAGGCCAAATGCTCGATGTCTTGCAGGTCGCCA